ATTAATATTATTATCATTTAAATAAATTCTAACACCTCGTTCACCTTTAGATTCTTTACATATAGGACAACCATTACCATATAAATGGTCATTGATTTTTTGTTCAAATTCACCATGTACTGAACATAATATTTTTACCTTTGTTTTTGAATCAAAATATTCTACTAAAGAATAATCATATTTATCACCATGTATTTTTTTAGCTTTATCGATAAATTCTAAAATATTTGGTTTTCTACAATTAACACACCCATCTAAATTTAAATGTGATTTTGGACTTTGCTCAAATTCACCATGAGTAGAGCAAATAATTTTTACCTTTGTTTTTGAATCAAAATATTCTACTAAAGAATAATCATATTTATCACCATGTATTTTTTTAGCTTTATCGATAAATTCTAAATTAGTAAAACATTTTTTCTTATTACATTTAGGACAACCTTGATTAGACGAAAGATGATTAGTCGGTCTCTGTTCAAAAACACCATGGTACGGACAAATTATTTTTACCTTTATTTTATCACCTAAATATTCAACTAAACTATAATCATATTTATTTATATGTTTTTCATTAGCCAAAATAATAAATTCTTCAGTAGTTCTTTTTTTTCTCATATCTATTTTATTATAAATATATAAAAAGGTTTAAAAGGTTAGGAAAATACCCTGATTTGAACAGGGCATTTCCGTCTACCAATAAAGTGTTTTGTATTTTTTGTCTTATTTCACCATTCTTAGGTGGTCTTTTATTCACGACATTTCTTTTTAAATGTTAATACTATTAAGCTGACATGTCTTTGCCAGTTAACCCAATTTCTTCTTTCTCAATGATAAAATCATCATACTCAGTATTCAAATGAGCTTTGATAAACTCTTTGTGTTGGTCTTTGTAATCATTAATTTTATCTGGGGCCCAATACCCATGTGGTGTAGAAGCAATTTTACCCTTCTGAACAACACCATTTACTTGGTTCTTTTCGCATCTAACGCGAGTCTCAACACCAAATTCATATTCCTCACCACCTAATGTAGCTTTAAGTTTCTCAGTACTATGTGTTAATATACCACCAAAATGAACAATAAGTCTTGGAGAATAGAAGAAAGCTTCACCACCTTTGTGTTTGATAACTTTATTTTCATTATCAAGCCATATTTGTTGTACCACAGCAAATGTAGCGGTATAAGGTGAATCTTCGTTTCTAGACGCTGGGATTCTGTAATTGATAAGAGATTTAAAACAATTCGCCAAAGCACCAGCAGTCCATTGGTTATTTGTTGTTTTTGAAGTAGCTCCTTTGAAACAGTTGATTGAACCTACTGAATCCCAAAAGAATGCTACGTCTCTTGGTAACACACCTTCTTGTTGTTTATCTAAGATATAATGCATGTGTGTTGATATATCTTCAACTACTGGTTCATATCTTAATGGTTTAGTACCCATTTTGCTATGTTGATGGTCATAATTTTGATAACGCTTTAACAAATCTGAGTTTCTCATAAAGATAAAATCACCCTTGTAATTTGTTATTTCACCTGTTTCTTCATCAACAACTTCTTCGTATTTAACTCCGATGTTTCTAGCATGTTCCCAGTTCCAGTTACCTTCTGTTTCGTAGATAATAGGTAGGATACCTAATTTTTGACAACCAGCAACACCTTCATACATTGCAGTTGATTTTCCAGTGTTCGAATAACCTCTAAAACTGGTAAAGAATCCAATTGGAATACCTGGAATCTTTAATGCGTCATGGAATGCTTCTGATAATGGAATCCATGATAATTCTTTGTCTTTGACAACATTGTCTAATCCTTCACTTTCTTTAAAATCATCTAAATTAAATTCTTTTTTTGCAATTGTTGTTTTACTTGTTTTGGTAGGTTTTACCGCCATTTTTAAATATTATTATTCCCTTGTTATTTTAGACCAAAAATGGAGCAATTTCTCACTCCATTTTGGTTAATACACTTTCTTAGATTAGAAAGGTAAATCAATAGATGTATTTTATTTTACATTCCTCAAAATATTCAATATGTTTTTCTTTAGAATCCAAAAGAATACCATCTAATCGCCTATACATCATTCTTTCTTGGTCATAAGTTATATACCTATGTAAAAAATAATGGTCTTTTATTGATAATTCAATAATGTCTAACCAATCTTCTTGATTATATGACCAATGATGTAAATGTAAATCACTGTTTTTAGTTAAATAAATCTCTGTATATTTTCTAGCTAAAGCTTTCTCAGGGAATTTTTGATTATACCTTTTAATTATTTCCTTTTTCTTATTAGAAGTTGGTTTGTATAAATCTTTATAACCTAATCTATGGTATTTATCTCTACCACGTTTTTTCTCTTTAGCGACCCATTCTGGGTTTTCTTTTAATTTTTCTTCATTTTTTTTAACATCATTTTTAGTACATATTTTACACTTATTTAAATACCCATCACTCATTTGAGCGTGTTTATAAAACATATCTAAAGGTAAAATATTTTCACACTTAAAACATTTTTTTTCTTTTAATTCATCCATTTAAACTTTCTATTATTTATTGTTATATTAATAAATATCTAGAAAGTTTAAAAAGGTAGAATTATTTTACCATTTTAAAATGGCAAGTCGTCAAGGTCATCTTCTTCAGTAGAAGCTTGTGTTGATGTTTCAGTAGCTACTTGAGCTTGGATGTTAGATTTAACATTTTCAATACCCATAGTCAACTCAGATTCTAATTTGTTTTTAGCTTCACTTTCGTTGATTAACTCTTTAGCAACAAAACATTTTTCATCTTTGTCCCATACTGGAGTGTAACCTCTTACGATGATAGCTAAATAATCATAAGTTCTAACTGAATAAACATCTTCCCAAGTTCTTTCGTCAGATAACCAATCGCTAGTCTTAGTTTCATCCTCAGATAATACAGAAGGGTCTAACGCTTGGATTCCTGAAACTACAGGAACATTGTTTTGGTTTCTAGAAATAGTAACCACAATGTCTCTACCAGTCTCTGGACTAGTCACGTCTTTTTTCAAGGCACTAATCATAGCAAATAATTTGTCATAAACACCACCTTTAGTGTAGTCGTGATTAAATCTCCAGAATTTAACACCTTCTTCTTCTTTATCTCTATCGATAACTTTTACAACGTACATTAAACGCGCATTGTATTTTTTTGCCAATTCTTTGTCAGAGTCTTTTCCAGTCGCTAACAATTCTTGACGAGCTTCGCAGAAAGGACAAGCCTCACCTTTTTCATGTTTAAGACATGGGAATGTTTTCCATTCTCCGTCAACCATTACTTTGTGACCATACATTTCTACAAAAGGACTACCATTTTTAGTTGGTAAGATTCTGATTGTTTTAGTACCACTTTTAACACCTTCTGGAATGTAAGTGTTGAAGTAATTCTTCAAATCATAGGTTTTCGCTTCTTGTTTTTCGTACTTAGGAGCATTATTCTTCTCGTACTGTGCTAACATAGCGTCTAAAGCATTCATTTGTTCACTCATTTTAAATATATATAATTTACGTTATTTACTAATATTAAACTTATACAAATATACTAACAAAAATAATAAAAGTCAAGTGTTTACAATTAAAAATTTTATCGTTATTTTATACGTTTTTTTATATTTTTAAATTCTTTTATATACAAATATACTAAAAAAATAACAATATAACAAATTTTTATGATATTTTTTTATAAATAAAAAAACCCCTAATTTCTTAGGGGTTTATATTGTTTTTACATTTCTTCTTCTTCATAACCTTGGTCTTCTAATGGTTTATCGAAAGTGTCTTTTATTTGTGAGTAATTATAATTTGAATCTATATCATCATTGGTTAACACATATTCTTTTTCTTTTTTATCCATAACATCATAAGGACCTTCTTTTTCTGACCAATAATCACTTAATTTAATATTATAAGGATATGAACTTAATGAACGCATTTCCAATTTTTCAACTGGTGTTGGGTTTCTCTTAACGATTTCTTTTTCCAAATTTTCAATTTTATCCGCTACAGAATCCATTCTAGTTAACCTAGCTTCTAAATCAGATAATTTATCCATTAATTTTTCGCTAGAATTCTTAGATACTTTCATTGCTTTAATAGCAGCTTTTTTGGCATCTTCAGTTCCGTCAACCAAAGAAGTAACATCAATTTCTATATCATCTTCTTCTGGTGCTGGTTCTTCAAATGGCATCTCTTCTTCTGGAGCTGGCATTTCTTCTTCTGGCGCTGGCATTTCTTCACCACCTTCTGGAGCTGGTGCACCGAAATCCATATTTGTATCTTCTTCTGGAGCTGGCATTTCTTCACCACCAGTTTCAGCTGGAGTTTGGTCTTCCATACCTGCCGCTTGGTCAAAACCTAATTCTTCTTGTTCTTCACCTGCTTGTGGTTCTTCTTCAGCCTCTTCTAACTCACCACCTAAGATAACAGGTTTTTCTGGTGTAGCTGATGGTGACATAACATTTTCTTCGTGATAAAAAGAATATTCGGTTAAAAGTTTAAAGCGTTTAGCTTCCTCTTTTATTAATTCTGGGTTAAACGTAACTTTCTTTTTCATTAGAATAATAATTGTCTACCGTCTTCTGTTATGATTTTTTTGTTTATTCTTTCAATAAGGCTTTTATCACCTTTAATTACACAAACACCTGAACTACAATCCATGTCTTGGTTTTCAGTGTTTAAATATCCATCTAAAGTTTTATTTAAATCTTCAGCTGTTTTCTTTTCGTTTTTATTGTTTTCCATAATAAAAATAGTTTATAATCTCTTATGTTTACTTATAAATATCATAAACTAATTAAAAAACTCTTTTTATATTAAAAATACAAAGTTTTTCATTATTAAGCAATATAAACTTATTTTGATATTCTGACCAATCTATTTTTACGTTTTTGTTATCTATATTACCTATAGACTCTGGATATTTTTCTTCTATTAATTTATTTATCGCATTTATAGTGTATAACGCATCACCTTTTTTATGTATGATAACGGCATTTGGGAATAAATCTTTAAATTTAAGTGGTTTTTCTGTGTTTACAGTTATTCTAAAAGTCATAATAACCTTAGATTCATCATCTAGGTTTTTGTAGCAAAATACTTTATCAATATCAAAACTGGTTTTTAGGTATTCTAAAAACCAATCAACTCTTTCTGGGAAAATAAACGAGGCTAATAATATTTCTTTATTCATTTCTAATAGAATATAAAAACGGTAAAAATCGAACTTGATTATCTAAATCTTCGATTATATTTTTATATTCTATAAATATGTCAGTTTCACTCAAAAACACTGAGCTTACCTTAAATATTTTGTCTTTTATTTTGTTGATATCTAACCCGATGTATTTTAATAATTTTAAATCAACCCCAAATATAAAATTATCACCATAAATATACAACATGTCTTTATGT